CGTTGTTGGAGTTACATCTATTTTTAGTGGCGATTTGATTCAAATTGACGATGAAATCATGTTAGTTTCTGCCGTCAATTCAACCACTAATGTATTGAATGTTAAAAGAGCATGGATGGGATCTACAGAAGATACTCATGCAAGTAATACCGTGGTTACAAAATTTGTTGGAAATTATAATGTTTTAGATAATAGACTACATTTTTCTGAACCAATGTGGGGTAATTTACCAATTGGATTTGGAACTACCGCAACATCTGCTGGAGATATTGACTATACTGGATTAACAACTAGTTCTAGATTTAGTGGAAGAGTATTTTTAAGATCAGCATTAAATCAATCAATTACAACTAGTTTTATAAAAGCTTATGATAATAATTATGTTTTTGATGATATATCAAATCAATTCAATGGTATTACAACAACCTTTACATTAAAATATCAAGGTAACGATATTGATAATATTACATCTAGTAATACTCTAATCTTAATAAATGATATCTTCCAAGGACCTCAAAGATTAGGAAATGTCCTTACAAACATTCCTGGGGACTATAAACTTATTGCTGGTGGAGGACAATTACAAGTAGGATTTAGTGGTCCAGTCGCGGATCCAACATTAACAAATGATATCAATGTAAACAACACTCCTAGAGGTGGAATTATCGTCAGTGTTGGATCCACAGAGGGATTTGGATATCAACCATTAGTTGCTGCTGGTGGAACCGCGTTGGTATCTACAGCAGGAACAATATCTCAAATATCTATAGGTAATTCTGGTTCTGGTTACAGATCAGGATTACAAACAGTAAAAGTTGGGATTCAAACCTTTAGTTATGGATCTGCAGATATAACTTACATTGGAATTGCTTCAGTCTTAAATGGGCATGTAATTGGTGTTGCAATAACTAATCCAAAAGTATTTTATGCTCCAAGAGAAGTTGCCAACATTGGTTATAGTTCTATTACTGGTGTTACTACAGTAACAACTTCAACTCCACACGGATTGCGGTTAGGTGAAGAAGTATCAGTAGTTGGAGCAGCATTTACATGTGATTACTATCCTCCAATTGGAGTAAGCACGGCAGTATATAATAATACAACTGGTATAATGACAGTTACTACTGTTGACATAACAACTCTAAATGTTGCTAACTTTACATACGATAACACAACTGGATTATCTACTATTGTTACTACACAACCTCATAAATTAATAACACAAACGGCAATTGGTAGAAGTTTTAGTCTTTCTGGATTAGCATTAACATGCGTTGGTTACGGGCAAACTTTTGCAGTTTATAATTTTATTTACGATGAAACAACTGGATTATCTACAGTGTTTACTGTTGGAAATCATGGATTAAGTGCAGGTGATAATTTTAAAATGAGAGAACTAGAGTTCTCTTGCACAGGTCCTTCAGGAGTAACTACAACAATATTCCCAGATGGAACTCAGGGTTATTTCTTTACTGTTAATACTGGTATAGAAGTTGGAACAACAACATCTTTTACTGTTAATGTTGGTCCATCTACCATACCACATACTTATGTTTCTGGTGGTGTAATTCAAGTTGGTATTAATACCGACATATTCCCTGGCGACTCAATAGTATCACCTTTAGGAAATACATTTAAAGTTCTTTCTGCACCAGATTCTTATACACTCACATTTAATTCTGGAATATCTACAATTCCACATTCATATGTAAGTGGTGGAACTTTAACTCTTGGACATAAGTTGAAAGTCGGAACTGATGTAATTTTAACTGGATTAGGATTTACAGGTGCTCTTGGAATAGTTACACACCCTAACACAAATACTACAGATTATTGTGGAACTCAAGTAACTAGAATTAATAATATAAGTGAATTTGAACTTAATGTTGGAATTGGATCTACGACATTAAATTATGTGTCTGGAGGAACTGTTGAAGAAATTATCATTGCTCCTAGACAAATTAACAATTCTCCTACGGGACAAGACCCAGCAGCAAATGGAACAGGAATAGTTAAAATAGTTGATGATTATACATTTATCATTAATTCTGGAACATCACCATATACTCATTTTTATAAAAAATGTGGAAAGGTTACCAAACCTCTTGACGTTGTATTTGACAACCCTTTAAATTACTACAATATTCCTCTAATTTATAAACAGGGTGTAGTTGGATTTGGAACTGGTGCCACTGTTGATTTAGTTCCAAGTCAAGATAGTACAATTTTAAACTTTGAATTAAATAATTTTGGTTATGGGTATGGTTCTGGTGAAACGCTAACTGTTGCTATTGGAGGAACAACAGGAATTCCAACTACTGGAATTTCAACATTCAATCGTTTTGAACTTACAATTGATAGAACTTATCAAAGTAAATTCTCTGGATGGAATGTTGGTGAATTTATTGTACTTGATAACATTTCAGAGTTTTTTAACGGAAGAAGAAGATTATTCCCATTAACTGTAAATGGGCAAAATATATCATTCTTTGCTAGAGCAAACTCTGGAATTAACTTACAATCAAATTTACTTGTGTTTATAAATGATACTTTACAAACTCCAGGAGAAGGATACCAATTTAATGGAGGAAGTACATTAAGATTCACGGAAGCACCAAAAGGATTGGTATCTGGTTTTAGTACAACTGGTGATACGGCTAAACTTTTAATGTACACTGGAACTCAAAACATTGACGTTAAAACCGTTGATGTTTTACCTAGTGTTAAAGTTGGTGATGATGTTCAACTGTATAGTGATATTGATGAGACATTTACAGAAGAAAGAAGACTTGTAATGGATGTTGTATCTGCAGATAAAATCATTACTAATAACTATGGAGGTCAAGGTGTTACTCTTAATGAACTGTTCTCCAGGCCAATTAGTTGGTTTAAGCAAACTGTGGATAAAATTATAGACAATGAATTTATCGGTAAAGATAGGGTATATTATGAACCAGCAATTAGTCCAAACACAAATATTATTGAATCTATTGGAATTGGATCCACTTATGTTTTTGTCTATAGTATTAGACCATTATTTGATGATTCTTATGAAGGTATACCTCTTGAGGAAAGGTCTGTTGTTCAAATACTTAGTCAGGATAATTTAGAGTCTGCAACTGCAAGAGCAACTGTAGGATCTGGTGGATCAGTAACTAGTGTACTAATAACAAACCCTGGGTATGGATATACAATTGCACCTCAAGTAACAATACAAAAACCATATGGATTTGGGACTAATGCTACAGCAACTGCTACAATTGGTACTGGAGGATCTATTACTTCAATATCAGTTGGAACTGGTGGAACAAATTATTTTTACGGTCCACTAGATTCAATTACAATAACGCAACAAGGTAGTGGATTCCCACCATTGAGCCCTGGTAATAATACTTTCTACAAGGCTAGGTTAAGATCAGAAACTGGAATTGGTAGAGGAGCAACTGCTGATATACAAATCAGCACCTTAAACTTTAACATATCTTCTGTCAACGTTATTGACAATGGTGCAAATTATTCTGTTGGAGATATTGTTTATGTTGATACCTTTGACAATGTTGGATTGGCAACGACTTCTAGAAAATGGGCATTAAAATCACCAATGAAGTTTACAGTTGCATCCATTTTACCACCTGAAGTTTTAATCGCACCTCCAGCAAGAAAGGTTGAAGATGTAATTAGAGTATCTTATGAAGGAGATTATGGAATTGTAGTTGGCGTTGCAACAACATCTTGCTCTGGCGTTACTACATGCTTAAGTCTAGAATTTAATTTATTCATACCATTAGATTCTAGAATAAGAAAAAGTTTGAATATATCTCAAACTGGAATTACAACAGGATACTTATTCAATGTTGTTGGATCTAATTTTGGAGTTGCACCTCAAGCATCACTACGGAGTAATGGTTCTATTTTAGGTATATCATCTCAATTTGCAGATATGACATTTGAATGCACACATTGGTATACAAAATCTGCAATTATACCACCTGGAATTAGCGGATTAGCATCAACTGTTGGAATTGCGACTACGGTTACAACTGTAGTTGTAAAAGTTCTCAATAGTCCTTTAAGTGGTATTGTTGGTTTTGCTACAACAGCATTTTATGGACATTATACTTGGGGTAAGATTAACATGCCCGTTAGAATTGGACCTGGAACTTTCTCGGCACAGCATGATACAAGACAATCAGGAATATCAACAAACCCAATAATAAAAAGAAAGAACCCATTAAAATATTTGGGTTACATTAGCTGATAAATAAAAGATATAGAAGTCTAAATTCAAAAAATGGCAGCAATTATAACTGATTTATTGAGAGTTAAGAACGCAAGAACTTTCATCGATAAAATTAGGGACCCTAGTAATTCTTATTATACTTTTATTGGACTTCCTAATGCAGATGAAGTTCAAGATAATTGGAATACTAGTCCACCGTCTCCACGAGATTGTTTTGATGATACCAATTTTTATTGGGACACTATGGTTGCGTTGAAAAAAATTGCTGCTGATGATATAAGACCAGTTGTTAGAAAAATACAATGGGCTTCAGCTACAATTTATGATATGTATCGTCATGACATTAATAGAAATAATTTATCAAAACCATCCAATAAAACAAGTTTATACTCTTCAAACTATTTTGTTGTCAATAGTGAATTTAGAGTTTATATTTGTTTAAATAATGGTATTGATCCAGAAAACCCAAATGGAAAACCTTCTCTTGATGAACCTAAATTTACAGACTTAGAACCAAGAGCAGCTGGTACTAGTGGTGATGGTTATATTTGGAAATATCTCTATACTATTAGTCCAAGTGATGTTATTAAGTTTGACTCTGTTAATTTTATACCTCTTCCAGTAGACTGGGAAACAAATGCAGATTATTTACCAGTTAAAAATAATGCGGAAACAAGTGGACAATTAAAAACTATTATTGTAAAAAATAGGGGATACTTAGTCGGACCACCAAACACCACTTATACCAGAGTTCCTATTAAGGGAGATGGTCTTGGTGCAGAATGCACCATGGTAATCAACAATGACGCTAAAGTAGAATCAATTACAATCTCAAATGGTGGTTCTGGATACACCTATGCAAGTGTTGACTTAGTTGGAGGAAATGTGCCTACTGGTTCTTTAACTCCAATATTTGATGTAATAATTCCTCCTCCTGGTGGTCATGGTGCTGATATATATAAAGAACTAGGTTCTACAAACGTTCTTATATACTCTAGAATTGAAAATGATGATCAGAATCCAGACTTTGTGACGGGCACTTCTGTTGCAAGAATTGGAATTATTGAAAATCCTCAAGCATATGAATCAAGCACAATTATTACTGAAGATCGAGTTAGTTCTTTATTTGCAATTAAATTAAAAGGTTTAGCACCAAATGTAGATGATTATAAATCAACAACTTTTCAACAAAATACATATATTATTCAGACTGTAGGAACTGGTGCCACTGCTATTGGTAGGGTTGTTTCTTATGATGCACAAACTGGTGTTTTAAAATATTGGCAAGATAGATCTTTAGTTGGATTTAATACAGACGGGACACAAAAATCAAATCCAACTTATGGTTTTAGACTAAATAAGTTTACATCCACAGTTACATCTGGGGGTTCTTTAAGAATAATCGGTGGATCTAAAGACTTATATGTTGATGATGGATTTGGGACAGACAATACTCCAGGTATAAGTACCGTCATAAATAATAAAACATACTATTTGGGACAAACTTTTATTAAAGGAGTGGCTTCTCCAGAAGTACAAAAATATTCTGGAACCGTTCTGTATGTTGATAATAGACCTTCAATTACAAGGTCAGTGAATCAAAGAGAAGATATCAAAGTTATTTTGCAATTCTAGTAAAGAGTTATGCCACAAGAAACTAATTTAAACGTATCTCCGTATTTTGACGACTTTGATCCAAATAAGGGATATCACAAAATATTATTTAAACCAGGATTGCCAATCCAATCTAGGGAATTAACATCTTTACAATCAATTCTCCAGAATCAAATTGAACAAGTAGGCACACATTTGTTTAAAGAGGGATCAGTTGTAATCCCTGGACAAATTAATTATAACAATACTCTTTTTGCAGTAGAAATTGAAAAAGAATATCTTGGAATACCAATTTCAAGTTATGCTGAAGATTTGATTAATGTGTATATTAGAGGACAATCATCAAACGTAAAAGCAAAAGTTGTCTCTAGTGTTGGTCCAGAATTTTCTTCTAGAGGATACTATACACTATTTGTAAGTTATGTTTCTACTGGTCCAAACGGAAAAGAAGTTTTTGATGATAATGAAGTTTTAAGTTTAGAAAAAAATGTATCAACATCTGTTATTAATTTTCAATCTGGTCAAGGATTTGGCATTACAGCTGCTGCTAGTTCAACTTCAATAGGATCTGCAGTATTTTTATCTGAAGGTGTTTATTATCTGAGGGGAACTTTTGTAAGAGTTAGTCCACAAACTCTAATTCTTGATGCACATAATCAGTTTCCTACTTATAGGGTAGGGTTGGAGATCTTTGAAGAAATAATAACATCTGGTTTTGATCCATCTTTAACTGACAACGCAAAAGGATTTAATAACTTTGCAGCTCCTGGTGCTGATAGATTAAAAATTACTGCGGTATTAACAAAAAAACCATTAGATTCTGAGAAGAATGAAAATTTTGTTGAGCTCTTAGTATTAAGACAAGGAAATATTCAACATATTGAAGACAAAACTCAATATAATGAATTAGCAGAAGAATTAGCGAGAAGAACTTATAATGAATCTGGAAATTTTTATGTGAAACCTTTTGCAATTACTGCAAGAGAATCATTAAATAATCGAAAGGGTAACAATGGAATATTTTTACGTGGACAATTAACATATAATAATAATATTCCTGCTGAGGATTTAGGAACGTATAAAATATCTCCAGGTAAAGCTTTTATCCGTGGTTTTGAAATAGATTCAAAAACAGTACATTATTTAGATTTTGAAAAAACAAGAACAACTAAAACATTAAAAGACCAAGCAGTTAATTATTTTACTGGTCCAACACTATCTTTAAACCGAGTTATTGGTGCTCCTAGAATTGGATTCAGTACTTCATCGTCAATAAGTTTAAGAAATTCTAGAATTGGCATTACTTCAACAACATCTTCTGGAAAAGAAATCGGAGTTGCCAGAGTTTATGATTATGCTTTAGAGTCAGGATCGTATTCTTTTGTTGTTGGTGATTTAAATGAATGGGATATTTCGTTATATGATATTCAAACATATACTGACTTAAATTTAAATGAAGCAATAACTTTAACTGTTCCAACTTTTGTAGAAGGTAAGTCTAGTGGAGCAAGTGGACATTTAAGATTCAATACAACTACTGGAATTGCTACGGTATATTGCACTAAAGGATCTTTTGTAAGAGGTGAAAAACTAATCTTAAATGGTGTTGATAGTAATAGAATTATTACCAGTCCAATTGAATACAAAATATCAGACATAAAATCAGTATATAGTTCTGTTGGGGTGGGTCAAACCTTTAATGGTGATACAAAATTATCAAGTCTTCTTTCGATTGGTGTTGTAAACATTACTGGAAAATCTGGATCCGCTCCAGGAGTGTCTACAGTAACTAGTTCTGATATAGATTTTCGATTGATAGCAAAAGAGGGTGATTTTGTATCATTTAGCAATCCTCTACTTACAAACTTAAATACAAAAACATACGCTAGAATTTCTTCAATTACTAGTGCAAATAGTATAGTAATTGCTGGAGTAACTACTGTTTCAAATATAAATGATGGTGGTCTGCCAACTAGTAATATAACACCAACAGATTTTGAATTAATTGGTGCAAACTTAAGATCATCGATTGATAATACTCTATACACACCTCTTCCCAAAAAGTTTATTTCTAGTGTAGATTTAACTAGGTCTACTTTATCAATTAGAAAGGAATTTAATGTAATTATCACTGCTAATGCAACTAATACAATACAAGCAGGGACAAATGAAACATTTTTACCATTCGATGAGGAAAGATACGTTTTAATAAATTCTACTGGTGGTTTTGAAGAACTTACTGAGGATAAATTCAGATTTAGTAATGGTGGAAAGGAATTAAGAATATTTGGATTAAATGTGCCTGGTTCTGCAAGATTAATTGCAACTCTTACTAAAATAAATGTATCTAATAAAGTAAAATCATTAAATAGAACTGGTTCTATCATTGTAAATAAATCAAAATTATCTGCTTCTGGAATCGGTTCTACAACTTTAGATGATGGTTTAACATATGGAAGTTATGGTTATGGTCTACGAGTTCAAGATAAAGAAATTTGTTTGCTTGAACCTGACGTAACAAAAGTTTATGGTGTATATGAAGCAAATGATACGAATAATCCGACTTTACCATCTATAAGTTTATTTAATCTTGATGGTCCAACTGGTAAGGTAGATGATTTCATTATTGGAGAAGAGTTAATTGGTTCTACAAGTGGAGCAGTTTGTCTTTATATTGAAAAAGTTGGAACTGCTACAATAGGATTAGTATATTTAAACGATCTTAGATTTGAAATTGGGGAAACTGTTAGATCTGAAACAAGTGGAATTAGTGGAACAATAAATGACTTTGATCCTGGTGATGAAAATATTATTGAAAGATTTACTTTGGACTCTGGACAGAGAGAAACTATTTGTGATTATTCTAGATTGGTAAGAAAACCAAACACAAAAGAACCAAGAAGAACACTAAGAGTTATATACGAATCGGCAACTTATAGTGATTCTACAGAAGGAGATATTACTACAGTATCTTCATATAATCAATTTAATTATTGCGATTTACCTTTAATTAAAAATAATGAAAGAATAACGGATATACTTGATATTAGACCAAGGGTTCGCAAATTTAATTCTAGTTCTACTAGTTCTTCTCCATTTGAATTTTCGTCTAGATCTTTTGAAGATGGAACAAACTCTGCTAAAAACATTTTAGCTTCGGATGAATCTATTGTTCTTACATATTCACATTATCTACCAAGAATTGATAAACTATTTTTAAAAATAGATGGAGGATTTCAATTAATTAAAGGGGTTCCTTCGGAAACTCCACTTCCACCAATTTCTTTAGAAGACTCACTAGAAGTTGCTACAATAAATCTACCTCCATATGTTTGTAGCACAGAAAACTTACAAATAAATTTAAATGCACATAAACGTTATAGAATGCAAGATATCTCTTTGCTTGAAGATAGAATTAAAAACTTAGAGTATTATACTGCATTATCAATTTTAGAATCGAAAACAGAATCATTATTCATTCCAGATGAAAATGGATTAACTAGGTTTAAATCTGGAATTTATGTTGACAATTTTAGCAATACTAGATCACAACTAAAAATTGGTAAAATTACTAACAGTATTGATCCAACAACACTTGAATTGAGACCATCTCACTTCACAACATCCATAGACCTTTTAGTTGGTTCTAAATCTCTACTAGGAATTGGAACTACAGCAAGTCCAACAGCAGACCCTGCTTTTGTAACTGATATCATTGGATCAAATATTAGAAGAACAGGTCAGTTAATTACATTAGATTATGCAGAATATTTGCAGTTTACTCAACCATTTGCAACCAGAGTTGAAAACGTTACTCCATACCTAGTTGTAACTTATACTGGTAATATTCAATTATTCCCATCATCTGATATTTGGGTTGATCAAGTTAGATTACAACCGCTTAGAATAGATGTTGATGATTACACTCAAAGTAGACTTCAATTAGAGTATGCTGGATATGACCAACAAACAGGTTTAGGACCTGTTAGATGGGGTGCATGGCAAGCTACTTGGACTGGATCTAGCACTTCTTCAACTAGTAATACTGTTGTAACTTCAACTAGTACTTCAAATACGGGTAGTGCATTAGTAACAACTAACCAATTACAAACTACAACAGTTACAACTACAACAAGAACAGGTACAGAAAATAGAAGTGGTAATCAGTTAAGAGTTTCTGAACAAATTCAAACCACGAATGAAGGTGACAGAGTTGTAAGTACCTCTGTAGTTCCTTTTATGAGGTCTAGAAATATTGAATTTACTGGAAGAAAGTTCAGACCATATACAAGACTTTATGGATTTTTTGACGGTGAAGATGTAAACAACTTTATTATTCCAAAATTAATTGAAATAAGAATGATTAGTGGATCATTCTCTGTAGGTGAATTAGTTACTGGAACCATGACAACTGGTTCTACTACAGTAACCACTGGTTCTACACCATCAATTACATTTAGAGTAGCAACATCAAATCACAAATATGGTCCAATATCAAATCCAACAGATGTATTTTTAACAAGTCCTTATGATGAAAGTTATACAATACCAACAAACTACTCAAGTTCTAGTATACTGCTTAACGTTGACACTAGAACCTTAGCGGAAAGTAACCAATCACTATATCGTGGATTTATAAGAACAGGTATGAGGTTGAGGAGTGCTTCTGCTGAAGCCGAAGTTGTTTCTGTTAGATTATTCAGTGATAATGTAGGATCTGTTCTTGGATCATTGTTTATACCAGATCCAAACTTACCATCAAATCCATCTTTTGAAGTTGGAACAAAAATTTTCAGATTAACCTCACAACAATCAAATAGTACTTTAGGTGGTTTAACTTCTACTTCTGGACAAGAAGCATATTTTGCTTCTGGATCCATTAATAATATGCAGGAGACTATAAGATCAACAAGAAAACCAAGATTTGATGTCGTTGCTGCTAGTGAAAGTAGACCAGCTACAGATGTTCAATCTACTACTACTGTAAGTAATTCAACAACTAGAAGTATTACTCCACTACCCCCACCACCACCGCCACCGCCACCACCTCGACCATCTCCACCTCCACCATCTCCATCATTCCCAAGACCACCATCTCCACCACCGCCACCGCCACCACCGCGTCCACCTGCACCGCCACCACCACCGCCACCACCGCCACCACCGCCACCACCACCACCGCCACCACCACCACCACCGCCACCAGCACCGCCGCCGCCTCGTGGAGGAAAGGATCCTCTTGCACAATCATTCAGTATTAATGATGATGGTGGGGCATTTATTACTAGTATTGAAGTTTATTTCAGAACTAAAGATTCGCTACTTCCAGTAACTGTGCAGTTACGTCCAATTATTAATGGTGTTCCTTCTGATCAAGTATATCCTTTTGGAGAAGTAATAGTAGAATCTGATGATGTTGTTATATCCTCTGATGCAACCCAACCAACAAGGATAACATTCCCAGCTCCAGTATATCTGCATTCAAATACCGACCATGCTGTAGTCTTACTATCAAATTCAAACGAGTACACTGTTTGGATTTCCAGAATGGGTGAAACTGATATTTCTACATTACTGCAACCAGAATCAAGACAGGTTATTGTATCTGCACAACCATATTTGGGATCTTTATTCAAATCACAAAATGGTTCTACTTGGACACCAAGTCAGTATGAAGATTTGAAATTTAATCTTTATTCTGCTGGATTCCTTGCAGATTCTGGAACAATATCGTTCTATAACCCAGAATTAAATACAGGTAATAGGCAAATTGCAACTTTAGTAAAGGATGCTTTAGAATTTGATGCCAAAAAATTAATTATTAGCACAGGTAATATTATCAATACATCTTCATTAGTCATTGGTAATACTGTTATTCAACAGAATACAAATGCTCGTGGTGATTATGTTGGTGCTGGAGGATCTGCAACTGGATCTTTAGTAATTATTAATGCTGGTATTGGTTATACTCCATCAAATGGCACATCATTTACATTCAATAATGTACCTTTAAGTTCTTTTAGTGGTAGTGGTAAAAATGCTACTGCAGATATTACCATTGGACAAGCAAGTGGAGTAAATGGCGTCGCTCTTGCAGCAACAATTAGAGATGGTGGATATGGATACCAAATTGGAGACGTTTTAACAGTTCCATCAATTGGAAATGATTCTTTAGGAAGAAATCTTCAATTGTCATTATCAAATATTGTTGGAGTTAATCAATTAATAATTGATAATGTACAAGGAGAATTTGAAATTAATGCTGCTAAACCACTTCAGTTTGTAAGTGCATCGAGTGGAATAACAACTATACTTAATACCACTGGAACAAATTCAGTTGTTAATGATTTTGAATTAGCATCTTTATCTGAAGATGGTTTACATATTAAAGTAAATCATAAAAATCATGCTATGCATTCTACAACAAACGTTGTAAGAATCAGTGGTGTCAAAGGAGATGTTAAATCAACTATATTAACATCAGATTATAATAATTCAAATTCTGGTCCTATTAGTATTGCAAATACAACTGGTTTTGAGGTATTTGAAAATGTATCTATTGGAGCAACAAATCCAGGATATGCACTTTTAGACAACGAAATTATTTCATATACTGGCGTTGCTAATGGTCAATTAATTGGAATTACTAGATCGGTTGAAGGTACTGGTGCATTCAGTTATCCAAATAGAACTACCATTCAAAAATATGAAAATAATGGAATTTCTTTAAGAAGAATTAATAGACTTCACTACTTACAAGATGCTTTGGTTGAAAGACCTATTGATCTTGATAGTTATTACATCAGAATCAACACTAGTGAAAATGGTGTGGACAGATCTTCTAGTTCTGGATTCCCTAAACTTTATATAAATGTATCAAAATCAAGTGGTGGAGATTCTATCTTAGCAACACAAAATATTCAATATGAAACTGTAAACCCAATTGTTCAAACAATGGTTCTACCTGGAACCTCTGTAAAAGCAACTCTAAAAGGTATTACAGGAACAAGTGTTGATGGTCAGGAAATTTCATTCGTTGAAACAGAGGCAACCCCAATTAACTTAACAGAAGATACTTATTTACCAGAACCTAGAATAATTGCTTCTAGGGTGAATGAATTGCAGCAAACAACAAACTTCCCTGGAAATAAATCCATGGAATTAACGTTTACACTAGCAACATCCAATTCAAAAATTTCTCCTGTGATCGATCTTGATAGAGTTGGAATGATTTTAGTGTCCAATAGAATTGATAATCCAATATCAGATTATATTAGTGATCCTAGGGTTTCTTCAATTAATGATGACCCATCAGCGTTTATCTATGCTAATCAACCAGTTGAATTAGAAAACGCAGCTACTTCTTTAAAAGTTATATTTGCAGCATATGTAAACACTTATAATGATGTACGTGTATTCTATTCAATTAGTAATGATCCATTTGCTGAACCAATTTACTATCCTTTCCCAGGATATGAAAATCTTGATGTTAATGGGAACATTGTTAACCCAAGTCAAAATAATGGTAAACCAGATAAAAATGTCGCTAAAACAGATATTTTATCTGCAGATTCTGCAAATCTGGTATTTAGAGATTATGAATTTAGCATTGATTCCTTACCAGAGTTTAGATATTTTAGTATTAAGATAGTTGGTTCTTCAACAAACCAAGCATATCCACCAAGAATCAAAGATTTGAGAGTAATTGCGCTTGCTTAATATGAACGATAACTATCATGTAAAAGTTGAAAATCATAGCAATCTCGTAAGAGATACACGCAGCAATGCAATTATCAACACCGATAAAAAAGGATATGATCATTATAAATCTTTGAAAAAAACAAAATCTTTGGAAAAAATGAGGATGGATCAAATTGAGTCTGATTTATCCTCACTAAAAAATGATATTAATGAAATCAAAGATTTATTGAAGGCATTATTAAAATAATAATCAATAAAGGTACTCAAGCATGGCTCAACCAACATCTAGACAAGAACTTATAGATTACTGTAAAAGAAAACTTGGATATCCAGTCCTTGAAATAAATGTTGCTGATGAGCAAATTGAAGATTTGGTTGATGATGCTCTGCAGTTTTTTTATGAGAGACATTTTGATGGGGTAACGCAGACATATTTAAAGTATCAAATAACTCAGGAAGATATTGATAGAGGAAGAGCTAAATTTGGTGGTCCTGGTATAGCAGTAACTTCAACAACAACTAATATTGTTGGCGTTGCAAAGACATTTAATTATTTTGAAACTAGCAACTATCTTCAAATACCACCACACGTAATTGGTGTCAATAAGGTGTTAAGTTTTGAAGGTTCAAATTCAATTTCAAGTGGAATGTTTAGTATTAAATATCAGTTATTTTTAAATGATATTTACTATTGGGGTTCTGTTGAATTACTAACATATTCAATGGTCAAAAGATATTTGGAAGATATTGACTTTTTATTAACTACACAAAAACAGATTAGATTTAATCAAAGACAAGATAGGTTGTATCTTGATGTAGATTGGTCTGCTCTTACACCAGGACAGTTTTTGATTATTGATTGTTATAGAATTTTAGATCCTACAGAATCGCCAAGAATTTGGAATGATTCATTTTTAAAGCCATATTTAACAGCATTGATTAAAAAACAGTGGGGGCAGAATTTAATTAAGTTCCAAGGTGTTAAGTTGCCTGGTGGAGTGGAATTAAATGGAAGGCAAATTTATGATGATGGTGAAAAAGAATTAAGTGAGATTATGTCAAAGATGTCATCTACATACGAATTGCCACCATTAGATATGATAGGTTAATCATATGGCATTAAATCCTTTCTTTCTACATGGATCTTCTGGGGAACAGAGTTTAATCCAGGATTTAGTAAATGAACATTTAAAAATGTTCGGGGTTGAAATATATTATATTCCCAGAATTTTTGTAAATGAAAAAACTATCATGGAGGAAGTCTCTAGATCAGAATTTAGAGATGCTATTCCTATAGAGGCATATGTAGATACTTATGATGGGTACAGTGGTGCTGGAACATTACTTTCTAAATTTGGAGTCCAAGAAGTTGATGATTTAACTTTAGTAATATCACAAGAACGTTACGAAGTTGCGGTTAGACCATTTATAGAAGTAAGAGATAAATCAAAACTAACAAGTAGACCTAAAGAAGGTGATTTAATATATTTTCCTTTAGGTGATCGTTTGTTTGAAATTAAATATGTAGAGCATGAAAAACCATTTTATCAACTACAAAAAAATTACGTTTATGAGTTAAGATGTGAATTATATGCCTACAATGGTGAAGAAATTGATACTGGAATTCTTGAAATTGATGATAACGTTAAGGATGAAGGATATATTCAAACTTTCAATATGGTTGGTCTGGGATCAACTGCAACTGCAATTACAAGTTTGAGAGATGGATCAGTAAGAAGAATTACCGTATCCAGACGTGGATCTGGTTATACTTCTGTTCCTAGAGTTGCTATCACATCAGCACCTTCTGGTGGATTAACTGCTGTAGGTATTGCATCAATGATTAAGGGTATAGTAGATTTCTGCGATAGCAATCCAGATTTATCAAGAGTTCAAGCAGTTAATATTACCAATCCTGGATTTGGTTATACTGTAGCACCAAGAGTAACCTTTATTGGTGGTGGAGGGAAGGGAGCATATGCAACGGCATCAATATCGAGTCAAGCAGTAGGCATTATCACTATCACAAGTGGTGGTAGTGGGTATATTGGTATTCCAACTGTAAGTTTTGTAAAATCTGGAATTGGAAGCACTACTATAAATGCTGTTGGTAGAGCAGTTGTATCTACTGCTGGCACAGTTACTGCAATTATTCTTGAAGATGCTGGTGGTTACTACGAAAGTGCTCCAACTATTATAATTGCTGGACCACAACAAACCGTTGGATATGGCACATATGTATTCAATGAAAGTGTAATTGGTGCTGCAAGTAGTGCTAGGGCAAAAGTAAAATCTTGGGATGCTGTCAATCAGGTTCTAAAACTTGGTAATATTTTAGGTGATTTTATTG